CCATAGTACATACAGCTCTTTCAGAAAGGAAGTGTACTTCCATTGCATCAAGGTCGCTGTTCATTGCACCACCTGCTGAACCTGTAATCCACGTTTTGTAACGTCTGTCTTCAGTTTCTGAAGCTCGGTAACGAACGTGCAAGAAAGGTCGCTTAGCATTCTTTCCAAGGATTTGGTCATAAACAGTAGTAGAACCGGCAGGTACTAATAATCCGTTTACAACTCCATCTCCTGTAAGACCACCACGCATAGTTGGGTCATTTAAGTATTTCCAATCAGTCTTGTAGAAATCGTAACCTCTACGGAATCCTGTGAAACCTAAGTTAAGAGCCATATCTTTATCGTTGTCAAATAGTCCGTAAGACGTACCACCTGCACCGTAAGAGTTTTGAGCTGCTAACATATCATCGATATCAAAACCAAATTCTCTGTTCAAGAAAATAACATTCTCTTCGATAGAACCTTGCTTATCTAATCGTCTGATAACATTATCGAAATCAGCTAAAGTAGAAGGATTTCCTCCTGCCCATACGTTTCCTCGGTTTTCTACTGTATAGAAAATACCTTCAGTTCCTTTGTTACCTACAGCTCCACCTGCTGCGATTGCACCTGAACCTGCTTCAGCAGGAACTGCTTCAATCATTGCTGTCTCTAAGTAATCATCAAAACGTAAACGAGTTTCGTGCTCTGATTTTAAGTACCATAGGTATCCTGTAGCACCATTCTCAGTAGTTACTTCTACCCATCCGATTTGAGCCATATCAGAACCTGATACTGCATACTTATCTTTAAGGATAATTGGAGATGTTTCAAAAATCTCATCATCAGCCTCTAAAGAACCGTCCATTCCTGATTGTCCTTTTTTGAACTCAGAACCGTAAATGAATAATGTATAAACATCTGCTGCTGCTTTAGTCATACCACCTGCTTCGTAAAAAGCTACGCTAAACTCGTCATCTGCTGCTAAACCATCTGCTGTACCAACTGCTGTTACAATACCTTTGTTGGTAGTAGCTGTAGCAGTAGAACCTGCATTTGGAGTAAACATTATTGTTTGACCTTTTCTAATAGCGATTTGACCTGCTGTACCGATAGTAGTAGCACGGTTAGGTACTAATACGTCATTTACTGTAAATGTAGCTGTATCTGCTCCTGCTAATACTGCTGATGTACAGTTTTCGTATTTAGTGTGAAGTCTTCCTTGCTCAGCCCATTTGATAAGGTCAGAGTTAGAAGGCATTTCTGCTCCTACCATTCTAAGGAATGAGGAGATTGTACGATTACCATATCTCTCAAATTCTTTCTCATAAGTATCAGGTAGATACTGATTCAAGAAATCAAAGTTGGTAATATAATTTGTTGCGAGTGGGACTTGCTGTGCACTTGGCTGCAAATCAAACCCGGGGGTTGTTTGGACACTTCCTGCCATAATTTTTCTTTTTTAATTTTTAAACTTATTTTTTACTTCTAATTTTTAAACCTCTACCCGAGTCTTTGCTTAGAGATTTAATTTGCATCCCGCCTTTAGAAGTTACTTCAGGTGCTTTACGTTCAGACATATTAATGTTTTTCGTCTTACGCATCACATCATCGGTTGCCTCTGCCTTGCCTTGCTCATAAAAGAACTTAGCAAACTTTTCAGGATTCATTGCAATAGACAAAGCCCTATGGTAACCTACTGCATCTTCGATAAGTCCATCTTCATTCAAAAACTTTTTTAAAAAGTTTGATGTGTCAGATTGAGCTTTCTTTAGTTCAGTAGCGTCACCCGGAGAATAAGTTACCTTTTTATCGTCAAGCGTGAACTCAAAACCTTTGAACTCACTTCCGAATACGTCATCAGTTTTCTTAAAAAACCAATCACGCTTTCTTTGTAACTCTTCTTCGTAAGTCTTTGATGACTCTATATATTGTTTATATGCCTCAAGGTCTTTCGCATCACTTTCAGAAATAGAACTCCCACTTGACTCAAGGGGAACTCTGTACTTTTCCTTCTGCTCATTGAAATACTTCTTGGCTTTAGCAATAGTCTTTTTTCTTGCTATTTTGATTTTCTTAATGTCTGCCTCATCATCTAACTCCTCATCGAAGGTATAATCCTCCATTAACATATCAATGTCTTCGGAGTCTAGACCTTCTTCTGTTGCACTAAGATATTCTCGTAGCAATGTATCAGGGTTTAATTCATTGAAGTCTTTGTTTAATCTAACATAGTCATCAATTCCTCTCCCTGTCTCTTTTTTGTACTTGTAATAAGCTGCAACATCTTCAGGCATCTCTTCAGATTCCTTAGCTGCTGTAAGCTCATCAAGAGAATTAATTTCTCTTCCGTACTTATTCTTAATAAATGAAAGAACACTTTCCTCGTTTAACTCTGAGGGTTGAGTTGTATCTTCTTGTGCTTGGCTTTCCGGCTGTACACTTTCTTGTTCCTGTGTGGTGTTTGTGGGCTCATTGCTTTCTTCCACTCCTTCCACGTCAGTTCCACCTTCTTCATTTAACTTTTCTTCGTGTTTTTGAAGTAACTCCTGTTCAACTTCTTGTACAGACTTTTCTTCAACAACACCGACTTCTTTTACTTTAATTTCCATTTGATTTGATTTTATGCAAAATTAAACAAAAAATAATTATGTTTTTTACCTAGGTTCAAACTCAGCTAGGTCAAATCCATCTAAACTATCCTCGTTAGATTCAAAGTTCATAGGTGGTAAATTATTCTTTCTTTGATTTATTAGTTTTGATTGCTCAGAATTTTGTTGGCTAATTCTTTTCGACTTAGCTTTTTCTCTTTGGTCTTCTCTACTTTGTAACTGCTCTGCCTCCATACCTCTAAGCTGCATATTTAACTCAAACTCTTTATCCATTAACTGAGACTTGAGCATAGCTTCATTTTTCATCTTTTCTATCTCAAATGCTATTTCTGCTTGTTTAAGTTGCATCTTAGCTTGAGCTTCTGCTTGCATTTTCTGCATAGATGTTTGAGCAGCCATTTGTTGAGATTGCATCTGTTGCTGTGCTTGCATAGCTTGCTGTTGCATTGCCATCTTCTCTTCTCTATCTTGCTTAGCCTTACGCTTAACTTTTAATAACTGATTAGCTAATTTAATGTTTCTTATCTCACGAATATCAATTGCATCCTCAAGGTCTATGCCTCCTTTAGACAATGCTACTTGAATATTTTGCTCAAGCATTGCTTTTTGCTCCTCATCAGGAGATACCTCAATAAAAATACCAAAGTCATATAAGTATAACTCATTTATGTCATCCAATATAGATACATTATATTTACCTATCTTATTAATAAACTCATCCTTGAAATCAGCATACTCTAACACATCACTTACCCTGTAAGATAAACTTTCAGCTAGTGACCTATACATATAAAGACTTCCATCTAAAATATGTCTAGTCGCTGTATTTGAATTAGCTGCTGCTAGTTTTTGTAAACCAACTAATGAATCAGGGTCAGGCATACTTCCATCTCTAGCTTCATTAAGACCCGTTACATTTCTGATTTGGTTTAGATAATGATTATAGTTACCAATAAGCATCTGTGTTTTTGATGCACCTGAGTTAGATGTTAACTGCTGTATTGGAACTCGTGCATTATTAAATTCACCATCGCCTGTATAGCTTCTACCAATAACACTACCTGTTTGGAAATATAGCCTTAATGCATCTTCAGGATTGTATGCTGCTCCTGTACCTAAGTCTACCTCATTTAAACCATCAGCATCAATAAATACACCGTCAGGCACAACCTTAGCAATAACCTGCTGTAGTTTTAAATGAGTAATCTGAATCAAGTCAGCAAATGGTATCATACGTCTAACTAAAGACTCTATAACACCTTTATACATTCTTGGTGCAACAGCAACGTAGTTAGGAAGTGCGTGCTGTGTAGCAGACTTTGGTCTTACCATATTCTCAGCCATCTCCCATTTAAGCATTATGTTAGTTCCCATAACCATAACACCATTATACCACACATCAATAGTTTTCTCTACTTTTTCAAATGACCCTTCCTCCATCATCTCTTCAGGTGGATTAAATTGGTCATCCTTTTCTACCATTGATATAGCTCCACTATCTTTAATCTTTTTCTTATATACAACCTTTTTAGTTGTCTTATAATTAAAGTACATTAGAGTAGTCGTGTCTCTATAAAATATATCGTTATCATAATACTGAGCTACATTATAGTAATCATACCAAGACTGCCCATACTTAGATATCTCTTCTAAATCTGAATTAGTTAAGGTAGGGTCTATTTTCTTTAGCTCAATAATAGGTACTGTTTTAATCTCACCCCAATAGAAACAATCTTTGAAGTTAGGGTCTTCGGTGTAACTATAAACAATGTTAGCAGGGTCTACATATTCAACCTTTACGCCTGAACCCGGTAAAAACTCTGTTTTAGCTACACCAATTCCTAATACAGTTAAGTCATAATCAATTCTTTTACGAATGTCATCGTAATGGTTTTCGTCAAACATTGTCTCTATAGCAGTCTCTTCTGCTATCTCAATAGCAGGCTTATAATTAAGCTGCATATACAATGATAATTCTTCGTCTGAAGTTGGTAGCTGTTGTGGGTCTACTGAAAATGGGTTTATTCCCATTTGCTCTTGTATGTTTTCCAATATAGGCTTCGCAAGCATTTCACCTTCTATAAGTTGCTGAAATTTGCTTCTTTTAGATTGAGATATTGCATCTTGAGAATATGCCTTTACTTTGAATAATCTATCAGACATTCCATTGACAACAATATCAACAAACTTAGGTAGTATAGGAACAGGTGTCCAATCTAGGTTTAAGTATGATAAGTCACCATCTACGGCTAACTCATTTTTATATTTTCCTACAGATTGCTCTCCTCTTGCATATAGTCTTAATCTGTGAAATTCTCCCCATTGGCTGTAAAATCTACATTGTCTCCCGTCCTTCTTGAACCATTCATATTGAATTGCTTGTCCAATCTGTAAACCAAATTCATCAGTAGCTTTCTCAGCATCTGATACAAATTGACTAGGGAATCCTGTAGATGATATGTTTATTTTAACATCGTTCATCTAATAATTTCGCTAATATTTCCTTTATTGCTATACTTTGCAAAGTTAATCTTTATTTTTGATTGTTTTTTCTCTGCTACATATAGATGCTTCTGTGTAGCCATTATAGCTAGCCCTGAACTTATCGAAGCATCAAACTTAGTTCTATTTGTTATATCAAACTTAGCCCAATCCTCAAGTGTTCTAGTAAACGGCATAGAGCCTATATCTTCTGAATCTCTATATGTACCTTCTACATCAAACCCTACATACTTCTCTATATATGACTCAATAGCTGCTGCGTGTGCTTGCTTAACATCCTCGCTACTATTAGGTATACCTCCAAGTTCACGTTCTGTTTTTGATAACTTATTGTATGACTTATCAGGTCTATTCATACAGAATCCTCTATATCCTCTGTTTTTGAAATGATACAGGAGTCGTGGTTTGTTATTCTCTATAAGTATTGGCATACCATAAAATACACAAGCCATCAATACCTCTTCAAAGAATATCTCTGCTGTTTGTGGTCTAGCTACATATTCTAAAAAAAACTCATTACTTGGTGCTTCATCCATATTAAAAGCAGTTACTCCGTGCAATGCACCATTAGAGCCTCCTCCACCTACAGTACCTGAAATATCATACGAGTCACAACCAAATGCACCTATGTGGTCATTGCCGGGATACTTAGTTCCATTCCTGTCAATCACCCTATTCTGCAAGTTCTTATTAGGTGTCCAACTTACATTGAACCTACCACGCTTATCAGGACTAAATACAACCTCACTATCCTTAACACCATTCTTCCAATGGAAGCTACCTCGTGTTATATGATGCTCTTTTATTAATGCATCGTTATAATCTATCTGCTGATATATCTTAGTTAAATTAAATATAGACTGCTTGCTTTCATCCCTAAATGCGTGTGATTCTGTTCGTGGGAACTGACGATAAAAT